CAATTACTAGTTGGTCAGAACGACGACCAAGAGCACCAGCGATAGTGCTTGCTAGTTCTTGCTTCTCGTCAAAGTTTACTTCAGTTGCGTCAAAAATATCAGTGTACTCTGGAGCATTCCAGTTTTGCAAAGTAGCAATAGCGAAATCATAAGTTACGTCCATAGGAGTGACTAGATCAGAAGTAGACTTCTGGTTAGCTAGACCTTTACCCATGTTACGGAATTTATAAGTGTCACCAACTACATTGTTACGAACAGTTACGAAAGGCTTGAGAAGCCCTTTTGTTGCATAAGCGTGTTTTACCATGCTATCGAATTCAATCGACGCTACGGCAGATAGATTCTTACTCATAATAGTTTCCTCGAAAAAGAGTAATTAAAAAAGTTTTTCAAGGTTTAAGCTGAGTACCCAGTAAAATTGGTCAGCATTCAACCTAAAATTACTGGGCCTTGGTGAAAAGGGTATCCAGTGTCTTGATTATACACCTTTTACCCTGTATTAATCAATTATTGAGAACCACCCCACGCTTCCATCATTCTCTGAATCTTGCGCTCATGGTCAATATTGGTACTTCTAAGGAGATTTCCTTGCTCATCTTTCTTAAACATTTCTGTTTCAATAGCGTCCCAAGACAGACCTTCTGGGTTGTTGCCTCCCTCCATTGGAAGTTTAGCAGGAGCAGTTGCTTGTACTAACATCTCTACTAATGCAATGGTATCAGCAGTAGTCACTAGACCTCTGGCTTCTTCATAAGTCTCTGCATCTAGGTTGTTTTTCATAAACCCTTCAACAGTCTTAATTCTTTCCTGAGCGTTATCGCCTAGCTTAGACAGCTCTTCTTCTTGATCTACAGCTTGTGCGGCATAGTCTTGGGCAGATAACAATTCCCATGCTTCTCCGAATGCATCAGCACTCATATTAGTCTTAGTAGCAAATGCCTCTAACTCTTGATACAAGGCATCATCACTCTCAATTCCTTCTGGGGGTGTGTAACCATCTTTAGGCGCACCCTTGAATCCTCCAAACTTTTTAGACAGTTCAGCATACCCTTTAGCTTGATCTGCTACAGATTTATACTTTGTGTCTAACCATTCAGGGACTTCTCCCGTTCCTTTGATACCTTCAGTTAAATAATATTCCCCTTCTGCAAGGGTGGGTTCAGAACTATCTAGCAAGGTATCGCTTTGTTCAGCGGCTTGTTCTTCTGACATAATGTAATCCTTAAATTATTTCGGCTTGCTTCATTTGATTGATTAAAAACTTAACTACACCAGCCTCACCGTTATGGTAAGCAGATTCGTAATTAATGTTTTCTGAGCCAAAAGGAGTATCATTATCATAGACAAACCTTCTGGTCAGGTCTGCTAAGATACGCGCTCCATCGTCAGTTGTAAAGACCCTATGATATGCCTTGGCAAGATCAGCCGCATTCTGTCTACGTATTCCTGCTTGTTTTTTAGCAACTTCTGGATCAGCAAGTTGATCAATATTTGACCAACTCATTGAACAGGCATCGGTGGTTGTGATGTCTTCATGCCAGCTTGAGCCGCTTGTGCGCCAGCCTGAATAACCTGTGCTTTCTCAGTAGGTGTTCTTACTAACTCAGCAGGCATTCCTGTCTTAGACGCTACCCACGTTCCAAAGTCTTCCTGCTTAAAGCCAATCTTAGCCTGATCTGGGCCAGCATTCTGTAAAACGAACTGTACAGCTTGTTGAACATTGATAATATCTTCAGCGTCTTGCGCTCTAGCTAAGGGCGATAGGAACTTAATCTCGATATCACGACCATCTAACTGTAATGGCTGTAAGATACCTCTACGAGTTAGGATGTAAACAACACGCTTGAGGATAGGAACAAGCACTTCTGTCTGTAATCGACCAAACGCACTACCGATTCTCTTAGCTAATTCTCTTGACTCAATAGCTACCTCTGTCGCAGAACGCACGGCACCAGTAGGATCACGCAGATCGTTAAACAAAGCGCGTTTAATAGAGACTTGTAAGTCCTGCATTTCAAATTGCGCCAATGCAAGGTTAGCCCCTGTGTCTAATCTCTGGATAGACGGATTAGAGGAGTTGTTAGAACCAACTGGAATAACAACCCCTGGACTTATAACTATATTGTAGGGGTTAGTCACACCATCATCAGTAGCGGTGTACATACCTGATAGGTCGATAGCAGCTTTTTGCAGGACAAACTCTTTCACTTTGTTTAGAGAGCGCACATCAGGTAAAGCCTGTACAGCAGGGCCACGACCACGTATCTCTCCTGCTACTTTAGAGTAACGACCAGTTACCCAAGGGCTAGATTCCCCAAAGTCTTCCATCCAACTAATACGATCTTCGCCTTTAACCCATACACAACCGTAATATTTTTTAGCTTTAGGCATAAATACAACGCCTTCACTAATTTCTACTTCTGCATCTGGTTGAGTTTCTATTAGGGCAATAACACTTTGAGAAGGCTTAAACCCTCTCCACTGTCTTTTTAGATTTCTTGCTTTAACATTGAATCTACGCCAGTGTGTTTCAATAGAACCGTATGGGCCTTCCTCAAACGCAATGCCTTTTTGTGGAATAGCATTAAACACTAATGGCATATCATTGTTGTCAGTCTCATCAATCCGTAAAGTACCTGTACCTACTAAAAGATCAAGAGCGTGTTCAAAGAACTGTGTAGCAAAGTTAGAACGGTTAATGTAATCAAAGACAATATCAGCCTGATCTTCTAGGTTTTGTCTAACTTGTTCTTCAGATACATCAAACTCGCCTGATTCTAATGCCTTTATAACACTGAGAGAAGGAGCAAAGGTTGCCCAGTTACCCCAGATAGGAGCAATGTTTTCTTGTAGCTTACTTGCTCCCTGTTGGATAGCTTCGATTGCAGTGGAGTCAAAGATACGATCCATCTTTTTAGAGCCAGAAACAACAGTATCAAATAGATTTCTGTTAGGTAGAAAATACTCATAGCAGTCATCAAGCAAGTCATGCCATTGCGCCATTTTAGAAAACGCTTGCGACTCTCTTGTTTTTAAGTCTTGTAAAGACCCTAGCTCTTTTGGCAACTTCATCTTATCTTGCCGCCTTTTTATCTATCGTAGGGTTAGTTGCAGTATATCCTGACCCAGAGCGTAGGCCAGCACTTCCTGCTCCTCTAGAGCCACCAACATTACCGCCAAATGAATATCCTCTTGATGCACCAGGCTGCCCACTAGCACTAGCACCTTTTGCTAACAAAGACTTAGATCCTAGCTTCCCACGAGCCAAAGCCTTTAGTCTTTTTTCATCTTCTTCCATTTGTTCATCAAGCATTCTACTTTGTCTTTCTACTACAGCTAGTTCTTGTGCGGTAGGTTTTGGGGCTTTAGGACTTTTCATTATTCTTCCTCAGATGTTTTAGCAGTTGATAAGGGGTTAGAATGAAAGGATTGTTGATACCTAATATTTGTTTAGTATGCCCGACACAAGTATTCAACATAAATAACGATCTTTTACATTCTTTCGGTACGTAACTTTCCATTATATAGTTACCTTCGATTATACTCTTTTGGTCGGAAACAGTAAATAAATCAAAACTTTTGGCTGATTTTCCGTAAATAATGTAAGAATTTGGTATAGGTTTGATTAAAAAGCAGTGTCGAATGCCTTTTTTTAAGAATTTTGACCACCAATGTTTAGAATCATCCTCAAAAACGATATAAACCTTAGAAGACATTTACTTTAACTTTTGCTGTATGAGTCTTAGAAAAGGTATCAGTACGTCTTAGTGCGGCACGACCCTCGCCCTCACCTTGCAATGCGTACTCCAAGGCTTCAACAGGGTGAGAATATTCGTTCTTATCAGGCTCATCAGTGTACCTTTCCCCTGTAGTCTGCACTCTACGGTAGCAGAAACCACCTTGTAGACCCTTACGGATCATAGATGCTTTGGGTAGGACAATGAATCTAGGCTTACCATCCATGCACATTTCTTTCATAGGGACTTCTAGGGCGGCTCTACGCTTCATAGGATCATTAGACGCAGTAGGTTGACAGGGTATGCCTGCGGCTCGCATGATTTGGAAAGGTGTTTCAGAGTTAGACTGGTTCTTATTGTTACCAGAGGGATCGCCCCATCCTTTAAACGTGTGATCAGGATAGACTTCTTCGATGTATCTTTTAAGACTAGGAGCAAAGTCAACAGCACCAGAGTCAGTTAATACAACTTCATCAAAGCAGACCCAACGGCCTATAGAGGTTCTTTGCAGAAAAGCACACGCTGGAGTACGACCAAAGTCAAAGCCAAGGACAATAGGTATAGACTTATCAGGCTTAAATTCCATGTGTTGACAGTGGACTGAATCAGTATACATAGGATGTACAGGTTTACCGTTAGATACAAAGCCGTATTCATTGGCTAGATTAACCTTGATCCAATCATCTGTCTTCCCTTGAAGTCCTCTTTTATAATAGCCGTCAGGAAGGTTAGTAAGGTTCTCAGCGTTTTTATTAATTTTCCAGTTCTCACCATCTTTCAATACCCCTCCTTGTTGTCTGTAGAATGCCCAATCATCAGGTCGTTCTATCTCTGCTAGTTTAAAATACCAATGGTCTTCATCAGGGGCGTTACTATCTCCTATGATTCCATGATGTGTAGGACGCGCACCTTCCTTGTTAGAGGGATATCTACCATGTCTAAGGTCTAACATGTCTAAAACAGCCTTAGCGTGTTCCTTAGTCTCGTTTAACCACACCCATGTAGTCTGTATACCCCTAGCCTTCTTAACGTGTTCAGGACGGTCGAACGCAATAAAGACAACATCACACTCTACCCTTGTGCCATCTTCTAGTTTAAATCTTATAAAATGTGTAGGGGGTTCTTTGTTGCCTTGTTTGAAGTCACCTAACTCTCCATGTATCTCTAACCAGTCTTTAATCGTAGTAGAAAATAGTTCAGAATACGTGTTACGTGCGGCAATAACCCTAGATAAGCGTACACCATAGTTCTTATGTTTCTTATCTTTAACAGGCTCTTGTTCACACATAAGGTCAAACAGTTTAAGAATACACTGGACGGTCTTACCAGAACCTAACGGCCCCATGATAAAGGAGTTTCTTGCACGGCAATCATTGAAATCTTGCAGGACTTGGCCTTGTGGCATCAAGTTGTATTCAATTCTCATCTTGACCAGTCTATCTTATCGTAATTAGATTTAAATACTTCTCGACTACTCGCTGTAGACTTACGAGCATGACTACCCTTACCACCATTGTATTCAGGGAAGTGTCTATCTCTTGTTTCTTTGTCTAACTTATGAATTATGTTTGTGCCTTTCTTTGCCATGTCACTACCTTCTTTACCATTTCCCGCATATACATTCTTCTTCTAAACAAACAC